TTGCAGGTTAATTATGGCAAAAACCAAAGCAGGCGGTTTCGGTACTGGAAACTATGTTGAAGCGAAACCTAAAAAGACTCGACAGGGTAAGTCGCAGCACACCAAATTGTCTGCATCTAGTCGTAATGCTAAGAAAAAGCGCTATCGGGGGCAAGGACGCTAATGGGTAACAGTAGAGTTGACAAAGGTAGAGATTTTATTGAAGAGGGCATGACCCTCATTACTGAAACTGATTCTGACCGTTATTTGGAACTCGCTAGAAAACAACGCCTAGAAAAGAAAAAGGAAGAACTTTATCCTATCCCAGAAAACCGTATGGACCGTCCTTGCGGAGGTCCTGGTGGGTTTGACGACTTTGTTGAGCGTTGGCATGAGTAGGTTTCCAAAAACCTGATAAATATATCAGGTCAACCTATTAGAAATGGCTCTTGTATCTAAGTCCTTTCAGGACTTTAGTCTTACATTTGAGAAGAATGCTGTAACGGACGATGTTTTAACATTGAGAAATGAGGCAGCCATCAAAGCTGCTGTAAAAAACATCGTCCTTTACAACTTCTTTGAGAAACCATTCGACCCAGGTTTTGGTGGAAACGTGATTGGACTTTTGTTTGAGAACTTCACTCCAGATTTACTTGATGAAATTGAGGGCACAATTGCCCAAATCATCGAAGAATATGAACCAAGAGTAGAAGTNNCGAAGTTGATGCAATCTTTGAAGAAGATTACAACGATTTGCAAGTTAGTATTGAATATAAAATTCTTGGAATCCCGCCAATTATTGATAATTTAGAACTTGCATTTAAACCGTAATGGCATTCAATCAGGTAAACGCCTTAGAATTCAATGAAATCAAGGCACAAATCAAAAATTACCTAAAAGCACAGTCGCAATTTTCGGATTACGACTTTGAAGGATCGTCTATGACGGTGCTTTTGGATGTTCTTGCGTACAATACTTACTATACAGCGGTCAATGCGAACCTTACGGTCAATGAAGGGTTCCTTGAGACCGCTGTTTTGCGTGAAAACGTAGTAAAACTTGCAAGAATGCTGGGGTATACACCTCGTTCTGCGCGTTCTGCTACAGTTCCTGTTAACATTTCTATCCAGACCCAGTTTCCATACCCAAAAACTGTCACAATTTTGAAAGGTTTGGTCCTGAATTTTACTGGACTGGACAATAACAACTTTGTTTTCTCAAGTCCCGTAGATTTATCGACTAGTGTAGACAGTCTGACGGGTATTGCGACGTTTAATAATACAATTTTGCACGAAGGTGTGTTCCTTACAGACACTTTTGTGCGCGATACTACACAAAGACAGCGTTTTATTCTGCAAAATGACAGTGCAGACACAACCACTCTGCGTGTTGAGGTAACAAGCGGCACAATTACAGAGCGTTATCTCGAAGCGACTGACATTACTAAGATTGATGGGAACTCAAAAGTCTTTTTCTTAGAAGAATCTGAGTATGGTCGCCCTGAAATTCTGTTCGGTGACGGAACTATTGGAAAAAATCTTCTGAATGGTGATGTAGTTTCTTGCCAATACACTACATCTAGCGGTTCTGGCGCAAATGGACTGAATGCATTTGAGAATATTGCAACAATCCGCGACAATGATAACAATGCTGTCACTTCTGGCATCACAATTACTCTAGTTTCGCGCCCAGATGGCGGTGCACAAGCAGAATCTACGGAAGCAATTAAGTTTGCAGCTCCAAAATTCTATTCTGCGTTCGGTAGAGCAGTTTCTACGCAAGATTATGAGGCAATTATTCCTCAAATTTATCCAAATGTAGCATCTATTGCATGTTACGGTGGAGAAGAGGCTAGTCCACCAGAATATGGTAAGGTATTTTTGGCGATCAAACCAAAAAATGCGGACAAGTTATCAATTTCTGAGAAAAATGTTGTCCTGAAGAAACTTAGAGAGTATTCTGTAGCGGCAGTTCAACCAAAAATTATTGATCCATCTGTTTTATACATTGATTTGACAACTTTTGCGTATTTTAACCCCAACGTAACGCGCAGAAGTCAAGAAGAGATTAAGAATGTCATCCTCTTCTCACTCAATACGCTGAATTCTAGTTCTGAATTTAATAAATTTGGAGGAAAATTTAAGTTTTCCAAGTTAGGTAAGATTATTGACGATTCTGAACTATCAATCACGTCTAATATTACTCGTCTTAAGATGAGAAAAAATGTTAGTGTGACTTTAGATGCTAGAGTAAACTATCAAGTTTGCTATGGCAACAGAATTAAGAAGCAGATGACCTCTCCATCTGTATCCACTTCTGGATTTAAAATTGCTGGGGATACTGAAAATACTTATTACCTTAATGATGACGGTAATGGTCTACTTCGTCTTTTCTATGTAAAAGATACTGGTGGATTTGTTTACGTTGATGGTTTGTGGGGATCTGTTGATTATGAAAATGGAGATGTTGTAATTAATGATCTAGTTATTACCTCAACATCTATTGCAAACAATCAACTGCAAATTTCCGCTATTCCAGAATCAAATGATTTAATCTCCTTGCGAGAAACCTATCTCACAATAGGACTAGATAATACAGTCGTCAATGTAATTGAAGACACCATCACTAGCGGTTCCAATATTTCTGGAACTGGAGTTGTACCAGAGTCAAGTTATAGTTAAAATCTCGAATGGCAGTTTCTTCTTGGAAAATTGGTCAGTGGACTACGCCGACCACTCAAGTAACTGTACCTCCAGTTCCATCTGAGGTATCACCTGAGTCTAGATCTCAGATATCCCATAATATTGCAGGGCAATTCCCCAGCTTTATTAGGGATGAGTATAGCACGTTTATTGATTTTGTAAAATCGTACTACAAGTCTCAGGAACTGAGAGGATATTGTTTTGATATCATCCAAAACTGGACTGATTACTATAATATTGACAACTATCAAGATCTTGTAGAAGAAACAGAACTAATTTCTGCAGTATCTGCTGAAAGTACAACTATTGACGTTCAGAACACTCGTGATTTTCCAAATGAAGGTCTTCTCCTAATTGGCGAAGAGATTATTTACTATCAAAACAAAGGTGCTACCTTATTCCAAGATTGCACGCGAGGTTTTACTAGTGTTGAGGCGATTGGTACTAGTGCAGAATTTAAATTTAACGAATCTGTAGCTGGATCTTATCCCCAAGGGACTAAAGTAGTCAACTTGAACAATATTTTCCCAATTTACATGTTGGGTAAGTTCAAGGAGCAGTTTTTATCAACATATCCAAAGACTTTTGCAGCGAGTGTTACTGAAAGCACCGTAATTAAGCGTATTAAGGATTTTTACGCCTCTAAAGGATCTACCCGTTCTTTCCAATTTGTACTTAGAACACTTTTTGGCGTAGATTCGCAAATTACCTATCCAAGAGATAGAATTTTCAAGCCATCTGACGCATTTTACACTTCTAGAGAAGTTTTGCGTGCAGTTGCAGTTCAAGGTAACCCTAAAGATCTCGTTGGTGAGGTTTTATACCAAGAAGCTGATTCAAATGACCCAAATGTTGACTTTGCACGCATTTACGTAAAGGGTGTCGTCGAAGTATTCACTCCAACTGGCGTTATTTACGAAATTGACGTAGATACTAATAATGCTCTTGGAACTTTTGTCACTCCATACAAAACAGTCTTAGCAGATGACCTTTCTGACAGTGTAGACGTAGATGTTGTCACTGTAGATTCTACTTTAGTTTGGCCACAGCAAAATGGTCGCTTCAGAATCCAAGATGAAATTATATCATACACAGAAAAGACTGTCAATCAGTTTCTTGGGTGTTCACGTACTGGTGGCACTAACGTAGTCCATGACGCAGGTCAAGAAGTCTTTGCAGCTTTCAAAATTTACGGCAATTCCAACAAAGATGGAAGTGAGATCGTTCTCAAAGTATATGGTGGCACTAGAGGTGTTGAAATCACTGATGGTGGCAGATACTACCTTCCACAGAGCAAGGTAAACACGCCCGCAGCGCCTGGTTTCGATAGCATTGACCCAATATGGGATACATTCCTCTACAACGTCAAGAGAGCGCTTAGAGGGACCTCTGCGACGCTTTCTACACCCGCTGCTGATGGTTCCACTCGTGTAACTATCACTACGAAGGAAAATCATAGACTTGTCAGAGATGATGTTATTAGAATCTTAAATGCACCTGAAGATGTCTATAATTCAGATCATAAAGTCGTTGGTGTTGTTAGCGACTTCGTATTTGAAGTAGTTTTATCTTCATCTCCAGCACAAGGTCTCTCTAGTGAATTTTTCATCTCTAGAGAAACTGCTTTTGGTCGCAGTGACTATGGATCTATCAATAATGCAGTAAGTAAGTTCACAGCAGACATTCAAAATACATATAAGTCTGATACTGACGCTATCGTTGCAAGTTGTGGTATTCCATCTCACAAAATTGGTCCATTTGGATCAAATGATGGTATTCCAGGAAATCAAAGATATTTAAAGCGTATTCCGCTTGTTCCACAAACTAAAAGCACAAAAACTGATACTCCAGCATCTCAAATTGGTATTGGTGTAAATGGCGTTCCATTTTACTCATATAAAACTGAAACTATTACAAAATTTGGTGGATTGAAGAGTATCGCCAAAATTAATGGTGGAGATGGTTATGATATTACAAATCCACCAACAGTAAGGTTTGAAAAAGACTATGAGCGTGGTGCAGACTATGCCATCTACACTAGAGTTAAATTTAACGGCAAACGCTACCAAGCACTAAACACTGGCACTACATCATCAACTGCTGATCCAACACACACCAGTGGCGAGCAAACTTTAGGCACTGTAGTATGGAAATATGAAGGTGAGAGTGCTGCAGCTACAGTTAGTGTAAAGGCATCTGTTATTGCCATCAATGTTACTAATGGTGGCACTGGATACACAGAATCGCCTATTGTTTCTATTACTGGGGGTGGTGCAGATTCTGATAATCAAGCATCTGCTACTGCACAGATTACGAATGGTTCTGTAACTGGTATTACCGTTGTTGACGGTGGCGAAGGGTACACATCAGTTCCTTCGGTCAGCATTTCAGGTGGTGGTGGCACAGGTGCTACTGCAACAGCAGTTGCTCGTGGTCCTATTGATAGTATTTCAATTACAGACGCAGGTTCTCAATATAGTTACGAACCAGTTATCGAACTTGTTTCTGGTAGTGGTGCTGTTGCATATCCATCAATTCTCAACGGTAAAATCGAAAGTCTAATTGTTACTTTTGGTGGATCTGGATATTTTGGTGCACCTGACGTTGTTATTACTGGTGACGGTGTTGGTGCCACTGCATTTGCTAATGTAGATTTAACTCAAAACATTGTTACTAGCATTACTGTAACAAATAAAGGTATTGGATACACTGCAGGTAATACTAGGATTGATATTGTTTATCCTGGTAGTGGAGCAGTATTTCAAACTAAACTTACAGAACTTACGCAAAACAACGCTGCAACATATCAAGAACTCGGTGTTGCAGAGACAGCATTTACAAATCCAAAAACTTTAGATCCTGCTAACGGTGGTTTGTTCCAAGGGTCCAACTACTTGATTTATAATCAAGAGTATGGATACATGTTCAATCCGAAGAAGTTGAGGTTCCTCACTAAGGACAATATCAATGAAAATCTTCAGGAATTGAATCCAACCACACACTCGCCTATTTTAGGTTGGGCGTATGATGGTCATCCAATCTATGGTCCATATGGATTTGAAGATCCAAAGAATGCTAACCCATTCAATAGTTACCAGCAAATGTCTAGTAGCTATCAAGTTAAAACCAGTAGAGATGCGCTGTTAAGTGGTCTTACTGCACCAATGGGAACATACATTGAAGATTTTGAATATGTCGAAGGTCTTGGCACACTTGACCGCTATAATGGAAGATTCTGTGTAACTCCAGAATACCCAGACGGTGTATATGCGTATTTCATTACTGTTGATGGTAGTACAGGAAATCCAAAGTTCCCATACATTGTAGGACCACAATACTACTCTCAAGCAGATGCTGTCAATTGGAATGGTAACGGTTTACAGAAAAACTTCACAGAAAACGCAATCCGCTATAAAGCTCCATATATTGGAGTAGATAATATTGTTGCGAAGAGAAAGAACTTAGATAATATTATTGACTTCTTCTTAGCGTTAGAGGATACTACAACGCTAATTGTAATGGAAGATGGAAGCACTCTTTCCTACAGCGAAGATGGTATTGGGTACTTTAGTTACTATCCTCTAATTCGTGGTGGAAGTGCTGAATCTATCTCAGTATCTGCAACCAATAAGTATTCTTCCAGCAATATTGACGATTACTTAATTGAAGGTGGTGGAACTGGATATAAAGTAAATGATCGACTAGTATTTGATAATACTGGAACTGGTGGATCTGGCGTCAGCGGTCTAATCTCCGAAGTTACTGGATCTACAGTCAATTCTATCACATATGCCGTAGATGATGACGATAAGTCTACAGCAACATTAACCACAGCAAATAATCATTTGTTAGTGGCAGGGGACAGTGTTAGGGTTACTATTGGTAATAATGATAACACTAGAGAATTTAACACTAGAGTTATTGATAATAAGTATGCCTTTGAATACTTTGATGTACCAAATGCATCATATGCACTTTCTGCATTTGCTGGTACGACAGCATACACCAAGAACACATTTGTCTTTGTAGAAGGTAGAGTATATAAAGCAGCGGAAGATGGAACTTCCGCTGCTACTGGACCTACACATACCTCAGGAACCGTAACTGACGGTAGTATGACTTGGACCTTTGTTCGCAATAGAACTGATGGAAACTTGCTGCAAGCAGGAGTTGGTTCTATTACTGGCGGATCTAATTATGCAGACGGTACATATTCCGAAGTTCCATTAACTACTTCGGGCGATGGTAGCGGTGCAAAAGCAACTATTGTTGTTAGTAGCGGTGCCGTAACCACAGTAACAATTACAAGTGAGGGTACTTCTTATAACGTAGGTGATACTTGCTCTGCTGATAATATTAACCTTGGTAATAATACTGGACCTGCAGGTTCTGGATTCACATTCACTATTACCAATACCAGAAGAGAGGTTTTTGTCAAAACTGACGCCGCTCATCAATTGTCTGTTGGCAGTATTGTAAACGTACAACCTACTGGCACAGATTATACTGTAGAGAGAAGTGAAAGTCCAAGAACATTCTCAATTAAGACGCAAATTGGCGCTAGTTGGACTGATGTATTTGCAGCAAACTCTACATTTGTAAAAGAACCTAAACTGCAACTTGTCAATGGTCACAAATATAAGTTTGATACTCAACACAGTAGCAATGATGGTAAAACTTTAGCATTTACTAAAGATGCTGAGAATACTAATATTTTTACATATAAGAATATTACAGAAACTGAACAAGACAGTATTACTGGAGAGCAAGATTCTATCACTATTTTGGTAGACGATCTTGCTGGTATTTTCTATTACTTTGATATTGAAGGTTCTGTTTCTGGTAGTTACTTTACTACTATTAATGATCCACTTACTGGACTTAATACAATCAAGTCCAAAACTGACACAACAGTTACTTATGATGTAGCAATTGAACCAGAATCTGGATATTCTGGAGTTGCTGCAGAAATATCATACACTACAAATTCGGTATATCCAACTGGTGGTGTTGCCAAACTCAACATCGGTGATGCAGGTAGAAATTATGCATCTCTTCCAAAAGTTAGTGGAACTACCAGATCTGGTTCTGGTGCAACTGCTGTAGCAACTATCTCTGGTTCTTTATCCAATGTATCCATTAGCAATAAAGGTTCTGGATACAATGCAGCGTCTTTGCCAACTGCAAACGTTTCGATGCCAGATTTCTTGGATATAACTCTTACCAATGTATTTGGATCTTTTGTTCCTAATGAGATTGTAATCTCTCAAGAAACTCAAGGCATTCAAACTGCAAGAGGTAGAGTTATCTCTTGGAATCCACTGACATCTGTATTGAGATTAGAACCACTTAGAAATAATAGACAAGGTGCTGCATCTGATGGTTTCATTATGTTTACCAACAATAATGCAAACACCAATAAAATAATCTCTTCCGATTCTTCTGCAGATATTAGTTCTATTAGTGGAACTCAAGCACAAGTTGCAGCAGTAGTACCATCAACTGGTCCAGATATTGGTAGAGTTTCTGAAATTGTTATCAATAACGGTGGCAGTAACTACAGATCTGCACCTGAGATTATTATGGCAGATCCATACTATGGATTGGTATCTACTGTTGGAACAATTACACAAAGCACCAATGGTCAGTTTACTGCATCTACATCGTTCACTCAGGTTTCGCAGAAGAGTGTTGCACCCACGGGCGGAATTGACGTAGAATTTACTATTGTCACTGATGGAAGTGGAGACATTTCTACCATAACTGTTACTGATGGAGGTAGTACATATGCACTAGGAGATGTAATTACGATTTCTGGTGCTTCTCTTGGTGGTGTCGATACTACTGATGATGTCACTGTGACAGTTAGCGCATTGACACACAATGACGTTGTTCAATTTGCAACTAAGATCAACGCTTCTGTAGATTCTATTACTGTTACTAATAGTGGATCTGGATATCTGTCGGCACCAGATGTTAAAGTAACTGGTGGCAATGGCATCGATGCCAAATTCAATGCACTGTTAGTTAACGAGGGTGTCTCGACAATTAACATTGAAAATGCTGGTCAGCAGTACACGTCTGCTCCTGTAGTAAACATTGAACAGGACCTTGGTTCTGGTGCATCTATTCTCCTTAAGTCTAGTAACCTTGGTGAGATTGTTAAGATTTCTGGTGATAACATCACTTACAACTATAGTCATGATACCACTTTAAAACCAGAGTTGAATACCACTTATAATCTGCAACTTATTAGAACTCAAATTATTGATTACCTTGATGTGATTAATGGTGGATCTAGTTTCGTTTCTGTACCAGAAATTATTCTAGAAGGTGGTAGTGGTTCTCTGTTTGACTTAGATGCTGTTATTGAGAATGAAGTTATTCAAGAAGTTAAGGTTGTTAATCCAGGTAGAGGTTTCTTCTCTGCACCTACAGTAAAGGCAAAGGTAACTCATCAATTTGTTGCTATCAAATCTAGTAGCACACTCAACTTCCCATATAATACCAAAATTCCTACAGGAACTGCAGTTACATTAAATGTGTCGCAGGGAGTGTTACCTTCTCCATTGAATACAACCACAACTTACTATGCAGTTGCAGCTACTGTAGCAAATGGTCTGGGAGATAACCAAATTAGACTTGCTACCAGTCTTGCAAATGCAAATGCAGGAACAACCATTGTATTTACAACAGATCCTGTTGGTGGTGCAAATGGACAAACAGTATTCAGTCTGTCAACCACAGACTTGGGTGATACAATCAAAGCCTACATGAAACCTGCAAATTTCCAAGTTGGCGAAAGAATTTTCCAAGGTGCATCTAACACATCATTTACAGCATCTGGATTTATTAAGAATTGGGATCCAAATGGTCGTGTTGTTAGTGTTGAGATTACTAGTGGAGAATTTAAAGTAGGTGAACCTGTCTTTGGTCAAGAATCTTCTGCGTTTGGAGCAATTCACTCTTTTGAAAGAGCAGAAGCTACATTTGAAGTTTCTCCAATCAGCATTTCTTCTCAACGCTTTGAAAGAACCACTGGTGTTCTTGATCTCAATGAGCAGAGACTGTACGATAGTGACAGATTCCAAGAATTCTCTTACAATGTTTCTTCTTCTATCAATATTAATGATTGGAGAAACCCACTTAAGTTTGCTGCACACCCTGCAGGATTTAAGGTTGTCGGTACTCAGATTATTTCTGAATCTACTGCCAAACTGTACAGACCATCTTCTTTCAAAAATCTGTCTTCCACAAGTGAATTTGATTGGTGGGTTCAGAACCCAGTACAAGCTCCACCAACTACATTTAGTGGACAAACATTTGTCTTCCCCAAACCACAAGCAAAGAATGTTGGTAAACTCTCTCTAATCAATAACTTTGCTCTGGGCAAACCAGA